CGACATGGTTTTTGACAACGGCTCGATTGCGAACATTGGCTTTGATGGGCAGCGAAACAAGCCGGTAACCGACAGCCGTCGCGGTTCGATGGTCATTTGGTTCAAGCCGGGCAGCACGGTTTCGATCTTCGCCCTCAAGACAATCGGTGATCGCGGCATCAATGTCACCAATGTCAACAACACTGGTCGCGGGCCTACTTTCCAGATGCTGCAAGGCCCGCTTGTTCTGAAGGGCCTTGAAATTTTCTGGTGGCGATGTGTCGTTGGCCTGGCGAATGGCACTGGTGTCGGCGGGTCGTTCACCGTCGAGGATTACTCGGGCGCTTTGGGGTCTGAGCTTGACATTGCAAAAGCGGTCCCGTCAGGACAAACGCTGCTTGTCACTTTCAAAAACAGCGCGGTCGGCACGACGATGGTTGTTGTTGATGCCTCCCTGGGCACGGTGCTGCTGTACGTCACTCAAAAACTCACCGCCACGGTACGAACGACCGGCGGCGCGGCAATTCAGGACGCGGTGATTTGGACGATCAGCAATGCCGCCGTGCAAAGTCTCGGCGTTACCAGTGCCAGCGGGCAGGTGGTGATTGACAATATCGAGACAGGTTTCTCGGCTGACAATCAGGCAGGAATCACTTTGCGATTCGCTGCGGGCGACGTGGCGACATGGAACGTTCGGGCGTATCAAAGTCTTTCTGCGGTCTATCAAGTCACCATGCGCGGCATCGGCGGCTCGGTGGTTGAGCCTGCAATGGTGAACGACGCTGCCGTAACGCTGAGCCGATCTGCGGCGGGTGCGCTCGCAAGCGTGGCTACGCTAGATGATTTTTACGATGCGGCAAAATACTGGAACGTGCAGTCGGCCAACGTCAACTACCCAAGCGCGACCACACAGGTCGCCACGGCAGCGGGCACCACGCTTGATCTGGGCGCGCTGAATGTGGTTGTGGATGCGACGGCGGCGAGTGCCTTTGCAGTCAACACCGGCACAAACACGGTCACGATAAAAAGCGCGACGCTGGCGGTCGGGGCGAAGTTCAGTACTCTCAAGACCACCGGCGCAATCTCCTTTGCGAATGGCGCAGACGCATCCTGCACACTACAAGGGATCGTGGTTCGCGGCGCCACTGGCATCTATTCGCCGAAGCTGGAAACCGCCACGGTGCGCTTCACGGCGGCAGGCACTTATGACCTGCGCGGCGCGACAATCAGCGGCACTCTCACGCTGACCAATACCAGCGGCGGGGCTGTCACAGTCCAGCTTCAGCCGGGCGTGACCTTCGTGAATTCTGGTCCGAGCATCACGGTGGATAATGCGGTGAGCGCCACGCTTACCATTGATGGCATTGTGTCCGGCTCTCGCATCTTGATCCGCCGCACGGACACGCAGGCGGTTCTGGCAAACGCAATAACAGGCACGTCTTACGCTTATCCCTATGTGGTCGCGGGTTCCGTACCTGTCGAAATTTTATTGCGCAATGCAAGCGGGTCGCCCGCTTATCAGCCCTGGCGCGCGGTTTCCACGCTTGCAGGCGTCAACGCCACCATCACTGCCGCCCAAGTTTCGGATCAATAAGGGAAATCCGCAATGCCCATTGCTACAGACTTTTCAATTTCCGTCACTGGTGACATTCGGCACGTCAGCGGCTCGACCGTTTACACGGTTCTGGAATTGCACGCCTTCCTGCAAGATTTGGCTGATGATGCGACGGCGGCGGGAAATGACTTGCTAGATATTCTGGCACCGAACCCGACAAGGCTGGATGGCCCGCGCGATCCGGCGGTTGCTTCGCGCTTAAACCTGCTGACAGATGGATCGGTGGCGTTCAATCTGGATGACACGGCGGCGCAGTTTATCAATTTCGGTTCCATTAAGCAGCAGGGCGCTTTTGTCCAGTATTCCGGCCTGAAAACCATCGGCGGCATTGTGGCCGGCAGCCCGATCTATGTGGTGCAGTCGGGTTCCAAACTGACGAAGTTTTGGGCTGATGGCCATGTGCAGATTTTGGTGAAGGTCAAAACTGCAAACGCATTTATTGATAGCGGCAACGTCACCGCCTTCAGCCGCAAATGGGGACAGACTTATTCGCACTTTGATGTGGGGCTTTCCGCTGGTGGCGAAAGCAACGCGGCGCTTTCAACCGCGATTGACAGCAATATCCTGCTGACTGAGGCGCAGGCGGCGCTTCTTTCAACTAAGGTGGCGGTAGCCTTTGGCGATACCACGCAAGACTTGGGCAACGGGAATGGCGGCAAGCTTTACAAAGGAACCATCACGCTTTCCAATTCCTGCACACTGCAAGAAGCGTATCAGTACCTTCAATACCTGACGCGCGAGAATAGCGCTGCCACCTTGAATAGCATTCCCGGCTGGCGGTATCGCGTTCTGAATGCCGCTTACACTGAAATCCCATCGGCGCCCTTCGGCACCTTCGCGGGCGGCACGTTCTTTGTCGCGCAGGGCTGGTTCATCACTGGCGTCCTGCCGGCTGAAAGTACACGGTATCAGCTTATCGCGCATGACGGCACCGCGCAGGTGCCGCCAACCCTTATCGGCATTACCATCGGCAATCTGGTGTCCGGCGACCGCGTTTTGGTGGCGCGCGACAATGGGTCCGGCGCGCTGCTAAAGGATGAATACACGCCGGTCGCGGCATCATCCGGCGCCACGGCTTTGACTGTGGTGGAGAGCATCAAGACAGACACGCCAAGTTCTGGCGTCATACGCATCAAGGGCCTGCGCTACACCTATTCCTCCTTCAACGCTGGCACCAAGACCTTCAGCGGCCTTTCCCCGGCGCTGGCGAGCAACATTGTCACGGCGGATGATGTTTTCGTGCCTTACATTGATCGGCAGGCTGCGGGTGCGACGGAAAGCGTCACCTTCATCTATGCGGCGAATTTCAATACGCGGGTTGATGTCAGGAACGGGTCCGGCGCTTCGCCTATTGTGCCGTTCAGCACCACGCTTTCCATCACAAATGCGGGCGGCAGCGTCAATGCCAGCCGTAACAGTGATGTCTAATGGCCTATTACGCCGCGCCTTTCACCTTTGATTTCGTGACGTCCCGCATTGATGTGGATGTGGGTGTCGCGGATGTTGATTGCGCCACGCTTTACGCTGCGGTGAAGGCAGCGCAGGCAAGTGAGGAGGGAATCATCTATGACCGAATCGGACGCGGATCAGGGCTCAATAACCTTGGCCCCGGTGTTCAGGTCGGCCTCACCGTCGAAGTACTGGGGGCGTGGCAACTTCGCTTCCCAGCCGGAGATTACGTCGCCCGAATCGCGGGTGGAAACTTCATCGGCGGACCAGGCGGAGACCCCATTGCCTATACTGCCGGCGTCCAAACCCTCCTGATCCAGTCTGCGGCTTCAACCGTGGTCACGGCGGGCGGTAGCGTTCCTACCGCTGCACAGAACGCGGCGGCGGTGCTGGCGGCGGCGGCGGCAACGCCGATCCATGCGGACATCCGAAAGGTGAACGCGGTCACTGTGGATGGCGCTGGCACTGAAGCTGATCCCTTCGGGCCGGTGTAATGGCTTCCGCCTGGGGTGCGGCATGGGGTAATTCATGGGGCAACGCCTGGGGCGTTATCACCAACAATCTGCCGCTCTCGCGCGGCGTTTTTATTCCCGCTCTCAATCGCGGCGGCTTCAATCTTGCGACAAACCGCCCCGCGCTGCCTGTAGCAAGCGCAAGGGCGGCTTTGGTTGCGGCGCTGCTACGTCCGGCTTTCCATGCGGCGCAATCCCGCCAAGCGCCTTCTCTGGCGGTTTCTCGCGGTGCTTTCTCTGCTTCTTTCGCCCGCGCTGCTTTTCAGGCGGCTCAGGGCAGGACTTTCACCCCGGCTGCATCACGCGGCAACTTCATTCCAGCGCAGGCAAGGCCATGATCACAGTCACAACCCCGCCCGCCACGAACATGCTGACCGTGCTGGCCACGGCGGCGCGCGAATTGGCTATCTCGGACGCGACGGCGGGCTTGCAAGAATTGATCGGTCAGGCTTCGGACGCTTGCGCGCGGTATTGCGGGCGGGCGGAAGGCTTTGGCCGGGCAACCGTGCGGCAGACTGAGCGCGGCGTCGATCTGCCGTGCATCATTCTCGACCGGGATCTGAACCCGGCCATTACCTCAGTCATCGAGGACGGCACCACGCTTGCCGCGACAGATTACGAACTCGACGGCTCGCTGCTTTATCGGCTGTCCGGCGATTATCGCATCCAATGGCGCGCGGCGGTGGTGCAAGTCACCTACGCGGCGGGCTATGCGCTGCTAATCGATCTGCCACAGGACATTGAGCGCGCATGTCTCGCCACCTTGGCTGGCCTGCAAACCGCGCGCGGGCGAGATCCACGCATCCGTTCCGAAAGCGCCGATGGTGTCGGGTCCGTCTCATACCTCGACCCGCGCGCCGGGGCTGAAGCCATACCGATTGAAGCCGCCGCGCTGCTGGCGCCGTGGCGAAAGATGGGCGCGTGAGCATCGCCTCAGCCGTGCCGCGTCTGATTGCGCGCTTTGGCCGCCCTGCCACGCTGCGCCGCCGGCAAGCAATGACAACCACCTTCACGGAAATCGCCGTGACAGGATGGCTACGCAGCTTCAGCCCGGAAGAAATCACGGGCGGGGTGATGAATGGCGACGCTGAAATGACAATCAACGCCGCGCCGGTCTTGGCATCGGCAGGCTTTGCGCCCCCGGTCAAAGGCGATTTCGTGGCGATTGATGGAAAGAATTGGGCTGTGCTTGGCTGCAACCCCCTCATGGTTGCCTCTACGGCGGTCGCCTATGCCCTTCATGTGCGGGGCGGGTGACACATGAGCCCGGAACCTTGGAACGACGCCAGAGCGCGCCTTGTAGCCGCCGCGCTGCCCTATCCTATCGAGTGGCCGAATGAGGCATTCGCCGCGCCTGACTTGGCGGCTTGGCTTTCGGTTGAGGCTGAAGGCGATGTGCTGGAGCCAATCGAACTCGGCAACGGCGCGTGGGAAGAGCGCGGCACCTTCATGGTGCATGTCATCGTGCCGCTCGGCACAGGCAGCGCTACCGCGCGCCAAGTGGCGAAAGACATAGCGAACATTTATCGCGGCGTGGTCGGGTACACCGTCTATCGCCGCGCCTCCATCGGCGCTGGCGTCCCCAGCGAAGACGGGAAGTGGTGGGTTCTGACCGTCACGGTTGAATGGACCTACACGGACCGGCCTGCATAGCGCGG